CCCATGTAACGAACATGACGCCATAGTCCGAAGACACGCATTGACAAAACCAGTAGATAGAGGAGATGATAGGTGGGCAGAATTTGTCAGACTAGGCGAAGAGTTGGCAGAGAAAATATCAAAATATACCATCGATTATAAGAGATGGGATCATAAAACGTTAATGAGAAACACTAGGCCTAAGATAAGAGCTAGATATGCAAGAGCTTATTTATCTTTAAAGCAAGCTAAAATAAACTCTTGGGGGAAATTGGCCAAGTTGCAAACGTTTATAAAATTCGAGAAAATGCCACAACAGAAAATGGAAGCAAGAAAGCCTTGTAGGTTAATACAACATAGGACCTATGATTATCTATATTTATTAAAATCTTGCTTAGGACCACTGGCGGAAATCATCAAATCATCGGATGAACCGACCAATCACAAGGGATGGAAATTGAAAGATGTATTTGGTAACGGGGTTAACAACATCGAATTGACAGCCAGGATTCACAAAGCTTTTCGAACCCATTGTAACACTGTAGTATTATGTTTAGACCATTCATGTTGGGATGGACACTACAATATCGATTTAATGCTAGAAATGCATAAGTTTTGGAACAAATTAACAAAGAACAACAGATTGTTAAAGAAATTATTGGAACAACAAATAAAGAATAAGGGTCAAACACAGAATGGGCTGATATACACCATCTTAGCAGCCAGGATGAGTGGGGAGTATTCAACATCAATAGAAAATTCATTGGCAAACTATTTAATATTACAATCAGTTTTCCCAGAAGCGACCATCATAGTTAATGGGGACGATAGTTTGGTGTTTTTAGATGGTGAGGTTTACAGCAGATTGTATAAAAACACCGATATCGTTGGTGCCTTTACAACTTTCGGCCAAGAAACAAAATTGGATAGAATAGCTACCATCATGGAGGAGATAGATTTTTGCCAATGTTCTCCAGTGTTGACCAATGGCACATACAAACTTGTTAGAAAACCATATAGAGTTTTGGGAAGAACATCATACACAAACTACTCGTTGAACGAGAAGAATTTGTGCAGGTACTTGAGTGGATTAGGAATTTGCGAATTAGCTTCTAACTCAGGCGTTCCTGTGCTTCAATCTTTTTGTCTAAAATTGATTGAACTAGGTCAATTTCGGGGGCCGATTGGCTTAGCAATCAATAGCGAAGGAATTGACGCAGGGGAAAATGCTAGTATAAAGGACATCACATTAGAGGCTAGAATATCTTTTGAATTAGCGTTTGGAATTAGTATAGAGGAGCAGTTGTATTGGGAAAGAGCTTTCAAAGTAACATCCTCGATGGATGTTATGATGAAGTTTGTCAAAAAACATGGGGAATTTAGAGTTAGAGACTCTAGAGAATTGTAG